GTGGACCTTGGAACCCTGCCACCCCTTGTATGCCTTGTGGTCCAGTAGCACCAACTGCGCCTTGTGCTCCCTGTGGACCTTGTGGACCTTGAGCGCCTTGAAATCCTTGTGGACCTTGGAATCCTGCAATAGAACTTGCAGCGCCTTGAACTCCTTGAGGACCAGTAGCACCGACAGCACCCTGAGCGCCTTGAGCGCCTTGAAATCCTTGTGGACCTTGGAACCCTGCCACCCCTTGTATGCCTTGTGGTCCAGTAGCACCAACTGCGCCTTGTGCTCCCTGTGGACCTTGTGGACCTTGAGCGCCTTGAAATCCTTGTGGACCTTGGAATCCTGCTACTCCTTGAACTCCTTGTGGTCCAGCAGCACCAACTGCGCCTTGTGCTCCCTGTGGACCTTGTGGACCTTGAGCGCCTTGAAATCCTTGTGGACCTTGGAATCCTTCTACTCCTTGAACTCCTTGTGGACCAGCAGCACCCACAGCACCCTGAGCGCCTTGTGGTCCTTGTGCTCCTTGTGGTCCTTGTGATCCGGAATAGCTTGAAGCGGGACCAGTCCAAATGCCTTCTGATGAAATTATTTCATTTAGATTTATAGATATGCCATTTTTTACAACGAAATTATTATTAGCTGCCATATTTTATTTCTTTTATTAATAAATCTATTTCTTTTTGTTGTTCTTTTATAGTTTCTATTATTAATGGAATTAATTTTTCATAATTAACCGTTAATAAATTTAAACCTGTGATGCTATTGTGATTTTCATCAATATCAAATGGTGCTAATGCAACAGCTTCTGGTATAATTTTTTGAACTTCTTGTGCTATAACTCCTATTTGTTTGCTATAATCTTTATATCCAAAGGTTTCTGCAAACTTATTTTGTTTATAAAAAATTCCATTTAATTGATATAATTTTTCACTAGCATTTTTTATAGATTCTATATTATCTTTTAACCTTATGTCAGAATAATACGAAGTTATGTTTCCGGTTGCTCTTATTTCTCCTGTTGGTCCTGCTGGGGTTCCAACTCCTAACGCAGTTACTGATGTTTGCAAAACATTAGATATCCCTTGAACGCCCTGCGGACCTTGTGGACCTTGGACTCCTTGTCTACCTTGGAATCCTGCTATTCCAACTGCTCCTTGAACTCCTTGTGGTCCAGTAACGCCAACTGCACCTTGTGCACCTTGTGGTCCCTGTGGACCTTGGACTCCTTGTCTGCCTTGAAATCCTGCAATAGAACTTGCAGCACCTTGAACTCCTTGTGGTCCAGTAACGCCAACTGCTCCTTGTGCGCCCTGTGGACCTCGTGGACCTTGGACTCCTTGTCTGCCTTGAAATCCTGCAATAGAACTTGCAGCGCCTTGAACTCCTTGTGGTCCAGTAACGCCAACTGCTCCTTGTGCGCCCTGTGGACCTTGTGCGCCTTGAAACCCTTGTCTGCCTTGAAATCCTGCAATAGAACTTGCAGCACCTTGAACTCCTTGTGGTCCAGTAACGCCAACTGCACCTTGTGCACCTTGTGGTCCCTGTGGACCTTGGACTCCTTGGACTCCTGTTACGCCGATTGCTCCTTGAACTCCTTGAGGACCAGTAATACCAACTGCTCCTTGTGCGCCCTGTGGACCTTGTGCGCCTTGAAACCCTTGTCTGCCTTGAAATCCTGCAATAGAACTTGCAGCGCCTTGAACTCCTTGGGGTCCAGTAGCACCGACAGCACCTTGTGCTCCCTGTGGTCCTTGCGCTCCTTGGACTCCTTGTCTACCTTGGAATCCAGATATGCCAACTGCTCCTTGAATTCCAGCGTTTCCAGTAGCACCAACTGCACCTTGTGCACCTTGTGGTCCCTGTGGACCTTGGACTCCTTGGACTCCTGTTACGCCGATTGCTCCTTGAACTCCTTGTGGTCCAGTAATACCAACTGCTCCTTGTGCACCTTGTGGACCTTGAGCGCCTTGAAACCCTTGTGGACCTTGGAACCCTGCAATAGAACTTGCAGCACCTTGAACTCCTTGGGGTCCAGTAGCACCGACAGCACCTTGTGCTCCCTGTGGTCCTTGCGCTCCTTGAAATCCTTGTGGACCTTGGAACCCTTGTCTACCAACAACCCCTTGTATGCCTTGTGGTCCTGTAACTCCCGCAATTCCTTGAGACCCTTGTGGTCCTTGTGCTCCTTGTGGTCCTTGGAATCCTTGAACGCCTTGAAATCCTTGTGGTCCTTGCGGACCTTTTATGTTCGTTGTAGAAGCAATCCAAACAGAATTGTTGGAAATAACTGAAGTATTTCCAACAACTAATCCATTTTTTATTATTAGTTTAGATTGTTCTGCCATCTGATTAGTTTCTTAATGTTAAAAGTTCTTTAATTTGCTTTTGTTGTTCTTTTATAGCTTCTACTATTATTGGAATTAATTTTTCATATTGTACTGTTATGTAATTTTCCCCAGAAATGCTATTTCCATCGGAATCCGTATCAAAAGGAGCAGGTTTAACTATTTCAGGAGCAAAAGGTTTTATTTGCTGTGCTATCAATCCTATTTTTTTACTATAATCGTTATATCCAAACTTTTCTGCTAACTTATTTTGAGTAAAATAAATTCCACTTATACTTAATACTTTTTCTAAACAATTTTCAATTTTGTTTATATTTTTCTTTAATCTTTGATCTGAGTATGCTGCTATGATATTTCCAGATGCTCGTATTTCTCCAGTTCCGCCAAGTGCAGCATTTACTCCTAATGTACTAAGATTATTGGCAGGAATTATTAAATTTGCTCCTTGGAATCCTTGTCTGCCTTGGAATCCTGCTATTCCAGCAACTCCTTGAGGACCAGTAGCCCCTACAGCGCCTTGTGCTCCTTGTGCTCCTTGCGGACCTTGTGCGCCTTGGAATCCTTGTCTGCCTTGGAATCCTGCTATTCCAGCAACCCCTTGAGGACCAGTGGCGCCAACTGCTCCCTGTACGCCTTGTGGTCCCTGTGGACCTTGGACTCCTTGTCTACCTTGAAATCCTGCTATTCCAACTGTCCCTTGAACTCCTTGCGGTCCAGTAGCGCCAACAGCACCTTGTACACCTTGTGGTCCCTGTGGACCTTGGACTCCTTGTCTACCTTGGAATCCTGCTATTCCAATAGCACCCTGAACTCCAGTATTACCAGTAGCACCAACAGCGCCTTGAACGCCTTGTGGTCCTTGTGGTCCTTGTGCGCCTTGGAATCCTTGTCTTCCTTGAAATCCTGCTATTCCAGCATTTCCAGTAGCACCTACAGCGCCTTGTGCTCCTTGTGGACCAGTAGAACCTTGAAACCCTTGTCTGCCTTGAAATCCTGCTATTCCGATAGCACCCTGAACTCCAATATTACCAGTAGCACCAACTGCTCCCTGAACTCCTTGTGGTCCCTGTGGACCTTGTATTCCTTGTCTACCTTGAAATCCTGCTATTCCAATAGCACCTTGCACACCAGCATTACCAGTAGCACCAACTGCTCCCTGAACTCCTTGTGGTCCCTGTGGACCTTGTGTGCCTTGAAACCCTTGTCTACCTTGGAATCCTGCTATTCCACTATTTCCAGTAGCACCAACTGCTCCCTGAACGCCTTGAGGACCAGTAGAACCTTGTATTCCTTGTCTACCTTGAAATCCTGATATTCCGATAGCGCCCTGAACTCCAGCATTTCCAGTAGCACCAACCACGCCTTGTACGCCTTGAGGACCAGTAGAACCTTGAACGCCCTGCCTACCTTGAAATCCTGCTATTCCGATAGCGCCCTGAACTCCAATATTACCAGTAGCACCTACAGCGCCTTGTACGCCTTGAGGACCAGTAGAACCTTGTACTCCTTGTCTACCTTGGAATCCTGCTATTCCAGTAAATCCAACATTTCCAGTTATCCCAATATTTCCTTGAAATCCTTGATCTCCGGTTATATTTGTTGATGGACCTACCCAATGACCAGTTGAATTTGCGACAAGAGTATCCCCAACAATTAATCCGTTTTTTATTTCAAAGGGTTTATTTGTTGCCATTTTATACCAAGATTAGTTGTCTTGTTAATTTTACTACGGTAGTAGCATTGGTTGGAGTAAATAATAAATTCATATTACCGGAAGTAATTGTAGCATCAAATGTTCCTAGAGAAGCATTTGTGAATATTTCTCCATATTGAGCGAGATAAACTGTTGTGCCGTTATGTATTAGTTTTAGTGTTATTGTATGATAATTTGTAGATGAAGTCATTTGCACTTCATAAGTTGCTGTTCTATATGTTGCTGCGGGAAAGCTGTCTAGTGTAATTTGATTTGTGGTTGTGGTAGTATAATTTTCCGAAATTAAAACTGTTGAAGGTCCGATTTGAACCTCGCCACCATATTGAGCGAGTTTTACTAATCCAGTATCAAGAACTTCTATAGAAGGTATACCAGAGATATCATTAACAGAGAATATTGTTCCGGACATTGAGTCTGTGATAGAGAATAATTGTCCGGTGTTACCTTCAAAAGAAAGTGTTCCGTTTGAAGTTGGATAGACTTTTAATGAAATAGTTTTTGCATTAGATGACGCGTCTGCAGAAATAAAATCTATTTCTGGTGCAGTATTAGCAACACCAACGTTTGGAGTAATTAAAATATTTTTTTCGATATCTGCCATTGATGGTATTCCGTGGAATGTTATTTATATACTATTTATAATCCAAAACGATCTTTATGTGCGTTGAAGTTTTGTAGGATTTCTGATGCGGATAATTCTTTGTTGTAAATATTAAAAGATGATATATTACCTTTCCAATATCTAGTTGAAGTAAACCCTAAACCTATTTTAAAAGTTAGTGATGTTGACGGAGAAACAGATTCTGTAAAATTATTATAAACAATTCTAGTCCCGTTAACATATACAGAAGTATATGTGGAATTTTTTGTAACAGTTAGGTAATTGTATACGCTTGCGGTGAGGTTAAAATTGGAAGAAATTTTATATATTGTTCCAGTTCCGTATGCAAAAAAATATTGATTATTTGTTGTTGAATTTTGTTGTAATACTATACCACTATTTGGTTGAGTGGCAGAAGAGTGATTTCCAAAAATATTAGCATACTGTACTTGTGTACTGCTAGGATTAACCCAACAACCGATAGAAAAACTATTAGTTCCTGTAAAGACAGCATCAAAGTATTTGTTTGTATCAGCATAATCGTTAACTCCATCAAACACCAAACTTCCGCCATTATTAGCAGAATACCCAACTCCATTAACTAAGGTTCCAACATTTCCATTTCTACTTAAATCTTGAATATCAGTTCTACCAGAAGAATAACAAACAGGTTCGTTTACATCATAATAAAGAACTAATCCGCTTGTAACTATTCCGCGATTATATGGTCCTGCAAAACAACTCATATTCCGTACCTTGATCTTGTTGCGTTGAAGTTTTGTTGAATTTCTGTTGAGGATAATGCTCTATTATATAATTGCACAGAAGAAAGATTTCCTTCTGCTAAAGAACTGTTTCCTGAAGCTCTTGCCATTAAAGTTAAATAAGGGTATGTTGCATTCCCTGCGGCGACATTTCCCGCATCTCCTCGATAAAAAACTTGAACGCCATTAGTATACAACCACCTACCAGTTGTTGCGTGTACAAAAGTTACCATATTCCATTGATTATTAACTAGCGTATTAGTTGATGTACCATACCACCCCCAAGGATTAGAAGCATATTGTAAAGAAGAATAACCGTTACCTATATCTCCTACTGAAATTTCAAAAGACTCTTCGACAGTAATTAAATTATTAATTTGATTTGTCCCAGAATATGACGACAATGGTTTAAACCATAAATTTACTGTTATGTTCGTATAAGCAAAAGTTCCTGCATTTAATGGAGTGGATGTTATTCTTCCATAATCATTAACCCCATCAAAAACTAAACTTCCACTATTTCCAGAATCATAAGTTGGACCGTTGATTAATGTTCCATTATTGCTATTTCCGCTTAAATCGCTCCAAACTGTACCAGAACCGGGATAACTTTTAGGATTAGCAGCATCTAAACATAATACAAGTCCATCACGAACTATACTTGCTCCGTGACCCAAACTCACTTTACATTTCCTCCACTGGAGCAGTCCATTCTGGTCCTGCTAATATTTCAAGCATTTCTTCATATGTATATGGACCTTCTGTATTCTCCAAAGTAGAAACAAATTCTGGTTGTTCTCCATCCCATTTAACAAACGTTTTTGAACCATCCACAGAACGTCTAACCGTTTCGGTAGAAGTTTCTAATACTTGATTAAAATCAACTTTTGATAATTCCGAAGTTGGAAAGATTATAAAATTTCTATCATTATATTCCATATCTGCTCCTTGTAGCATTAAAATTTTGTTGAATTTCTGTGGCGGATAATGCTTTGCTGTATACAGAAATATTAGAAGCTTTCCCTTGAAATTTAGATGACGTTGAAATGTCATTAAACAAATTATATAAAAGAATACCAGAATTTTCTACATTTGGAATTTCACATACTAATTGTCCGTTTAAATATGCTTTATAGGTAGAATTAGTATCCATAGATTCCACTAAATTTATAGTGGTATTCCCGTCAAAAATGTCATATAATTCATTGGCTGTTAAAATTGTTTGCGATGCTCCGATAATAGTTAAGTCTACAGGTGTTTTGTTAACCCACGCAAATACAAACCCATCTAAATATCTGATATTATAAAAATTTGTAGATAGATTTACACAAGATTCAAAATCAGAAGTAAGACCAAATATGTCTGTTACAAAAGTCCCATCATATATGTCTAATCCTACGAAGCTACTTACAGCACTGCCTTGATATGTAGTGAATGAGCCACCAACATATAAAAACCCGGAACTGCTATCTGCTAATATAGAAAGCACAGCACCGTCAAACCCAGTACCATAAACAAAAGAAGTTTCTATTGACCCGTCAGTGTTTAATGTAATAATTCGGTTTGCTGCGGTTCCGTTATATGTAGTAAACGCTCCCCCAACATATAACCATGAAAAGTCATAACTGTATGATATTGATCTAACAGCACCATTAAACCCAGTACCATAAACAAAAGACGCATCTATCGACCCAGTAGAGGTTAATTTAACCATGCGATTTACTGCCGTTCCATTATATGTAGTGAACCCTCCCCCAACATATAAATCTCCGTTTTCGTCAAACTCTATACAAAGGACTTGACCATTAAACCCAGTACCATAAACAAAAGAAGTATCTATTGAACCGTCAGTGTTTAATTTAATAATTCGGTTTGCTGCGGTTCCGTTATAAGAAGTAAAATTTCCTATAACATATATGCCTCCATTAATTGGATCTATGTAAATTGCTGTTACTATACCGTTAAACCCAGTACCATAAACAAAAGAAGTATCTATTGAACCGTCAGTGTTTAATTTAATAATTCGGTTTGCTGCGGTTCCGTTATAAGAAGTAAAGGAGCCAACAACATAAATATTTCCTGAACTGTCTTCTGCGGAAAATGCCGTAGAAAAATTAAATCCAGAAGTAGATGTTCCGAAACCAGTATCTAACGATCCATCAGAATTATATCGTTTGAATCCTATTCTTCCATATTTACTATATTGGCTAAGGTTTTCGCATACATATATTTTCCCAGAATAATATGTAGATGCTGTTATGTGAACTGGAGTGGATAGGTATCCTACAGAACCTGTATTAAATCCTTGATCAACTGCTGTGAAAAAAGAATCCATCTTAAAAATTTTAGGGATTCTTTCTGAACCAACAAAATTGGTTACATAGTTAGAACAAATATAAAAAGTGCTACCTATTGAGCTTTTAGGTGTTATATATGTAGTATCCGTTTGAGTTGTTAGTGGGACAGAACAAGGGTATCCTAGATAATTACCTTCAACAGCATAAAATACAGAAGCTCCTATTTTAGTGGAATTAAATACAGGACTTATCCAACACGATAGAGTCCACCCACTTCCTGATTTAAACGCCATAGGGTTTTGTTTAACGTAATCATCAACGCCATCGAACACAATTACCCCTTGAGATTGGTATGATGGACCATTGATTAAATCTGAATTTTGATTTCCGCCAGTTAAAATTTGATTTGATGTTGCAGAGGATCTTATACCATTTACAAAAACAGTCGGATACGGTTTTTGTTCTACTTGTATATCCCAAATATCTATAATATCACCAACTTGAAATGTTGGTGTATCAAAAAATCTAAATGTCGAATCATAAGTAATTCTTTTCGCCGTTGCTGAAGCAAAAATATAATCGCCTGTATCTATAATTAATCTGTCGCCAACATTAACATCACAAAAATCGTTTATTAAAAAGTTGGTTAATCCAGAAATGACTTTATATTTGTATGATAATGTATATGTTTGGTTGTTTACTAACAAACCATTAGGAATTGATATTCTAATTAGCCCACTAGTGTTACACTGAACGCGATATTTACTATTTGCCTCTACAGTTGTCACTGAAAAAGAACCCGTTAATGTTCCAATAGACCCAACAAAAGTTCCGGAAGAATACATTAAATTTGTAGTGGTTTCTCCGGATATAGTTTCTGAACGATTGCCTTTTAATAAATTAAACCAATTATTTCCAGTTCCTGGATAGCTTTTTGGATTAGCAGCATCTAAACATAATACCAAATTATCAGTAACAAGTTTACTATTATATGCCGTTGCCATAATATTATTCCTCTACTATTAATGAAGGTACATCTTTTCTTTCTGCCGTTATATCCCAAAAGAATTCGTATTCTTTAGTAAAAATGCTAGTAGTTTCGTCAATACCCACTGTAAACCGATTTTCTTTAATGTTAATGTCTTCTACCCATAATACTTTACCGTGTTTAATATTTGTTAATTGAATATTAACATCTTCTTCATGAACCAAATCTCTAAAGTAATATGGTAAGGTTACTACTCCTTTTCCGTTAATAACTTTTCCTTTACCTGTTAATCTTACTCCGTGATATGGAGATTCCAACGAACCATATCTTAGTCGTTTATTTGGATCGGAAGGATGAACGATATCGAACGATTTCGTAGTAGCGTTTAATGCTCCGGAAATACCAATCCCGCCAGTAACAACCAATGTTCCTGTTGTTGTATTGGTGGAAGCAGTATTGGCAGTTAGAGTTAATGTATTTGCTTTAGCAGTCCCCACAACTTCAAATTTGTAATTTGTAGTATTAGAACCAATTACTACATTACCCGAATTTAAAATTGCTAATTGGATATTATTTGCTGAGTCTCTAAACCAATGATTGGAATTTGAAGGTCTACCAGAAACATAATTCATTCCGTGAGACAATCCGGCGAATTCTGAACCATAAAAATCGTATACTATTCTTGAAGTCGTATAACCAGAATAATTGACTTTAAAATTGATGCCAGTAGCCCAACCAGAAGAATTGTCTAATGTTAGAATTGGTACACAAGCACCGGCGCTTTCGGTTATGTGTAACTTTGTTGTTGGTGTTGTTGTCGCAATCCCAAACCTACCATTTGCAACATCAAACGCAAACGCATTATTAGTATATCCAGCAAGAGTTCCGGAAGTAGCAGAAACCAATTGTGGATAATATGTTCCAGAAGTAGCGTTGGTTATTACTTCAAAATTAGCGACATTGGCAGTTAAATTTGACGCAGTTCCAGTTAAACCAGTTCCTTCTCCATAGAACGTAGTGGCATATAAATTACCATCGTAATTTAATCTAGTAGTATTTGTTGGTGCAGTTGAACCACCATCAAACTGACCAGCAGTTTTCGTAGTTCCATTATATTCAATAAACGATGGAGTTGTGGAACCAGCGGTAACACCTCTATCGCCCGGAATTGTTCCTGTAGTCAAATTCGAAGCATTAGAAGCGTTTGTGTTTGTGGTATTTGCTTGGTTATAAGCAGAGTTTGCTTGGATAAATGCTGCAGTAATAGAAGTATTCTGAGTCGCGTTTATATTTGTTTGCAGAGTATTATTAGAACTTAACCAACTTGTTAAATTAGTAATATTTGTGTTCTGGGTAACATCAGTTCCTTCAATGACAGTCAATCTTGTATTTTGAGTATTATCTACTCCTTGTATATTAGATATTGTTGTGGATGTTAGTACATCTATTCCGTTAATTTTATAGGTTTTACCAGAAGCAATGTCAATATTTTCGCTAGAAGTCCACGAAGAAGTTGCGTTAATCCAATTCCAAGTTTTATCTGTTGTTCCTCTAACAGTAATACCACCGCCATCAGCAGTAATATTCGTAGGAGAAGCAACATTTGCTAAAGTTATGTTCTTGTCTTCTACAGCAATAGTATCAACATCAAGAGTGGTTGTAGTGCCTTGAACCGCAACATTACCAGTAATAACAACATCTCCTGTGATTGTCCCACCAGAAGAACTAAATTTAGTATTAGAAGATAAGAATGCGGCATTAGCATGAGTAAATGCTGCTTGAGTAAATGTGTTTTGAGTAACATCAACACCTTCAATAACAGTCAATCTTGTATTTTGGGTATTATCAACTCCAGCAATCAAACTTACATTAGAACTTAACCATGATGTTAAATTGCTAATATTGGTGTTCTGAGTAACATCAACACCTTCAATAACAGTCAATCTTGTATTCTGAGTATTATCTACTTCCTGTATAGATAATATATTTGTATTTTGGGTATTATCAACTCCAGCAATCAAACTTACATTAGAACTTAACCATGATGTTAAATTGCTAATATTAGTATTTTGGGTAGTATTAATTCCCTGTAATAATGTTACATTAGAATTTATTACATTATTGGTGTAAATTAAATTGTTTGTATTAGCAGTATCTGTATACCCTGTATAATAACTACCATGTTCGCCATCTAATTTATCGGAATTGCCAACATCTAAATTCGATTGAGGTTTATTCTCCCATCTATTATTCGCACTCCAAATAATAACATCGTTTGCTGAAATATTAGTAATCTTAACGTCACGTGCTTCTGATAATTCATATCCAAAATCTGGACGAACCATCAAAATGCCATTATTAGAAGATGGAGAATTAGAAACTCTAACAACTGCTGCTAATGTTATAGCATAATCTGGGGCAGTAGGTCTTGTATTAGAAAATGCTCCAGGATTGTTATTATCTAGATATAAAATATCTCCAAGAGAATAATTGTACGTGTCAACGTCATTAACCTTACCAAACCAAGTTACATATCCCCAATTATTTTGAGGAATAGTTTGGGTGGCAACACCAACAATCCATCTAGGTTCAAATCCAGTAACTTGTGTATTTGCTAATCTTAATAGAAGACCATCTCCTTGAGCGCCAGCGAACATAACAATTTTACCATTTTGGATGGTTTCTGTTGCTCTACCATAGATATGAGATTCTTGTCCTACTTGTAATGTAACTCCATTTAGTAGTTCCATATCATATGTTGAATATGTATTATTCCACGAGATATTTTTCAATCCCTCGGAAGAGTTCATATACAATCCATTTAAAGAAATAAATGAATTTGCATCTCTTACGACTACAGTATTTGCAGCGTTTGATGTTGCAGTATTATAACCATCGAGTAAATCTACGTTGAGATTTTCAACTTTTGTAGTTGATGAGACGGTTAGAGGTGGAGTTCCCGTAGAAACAAGAGCTGTTAATGTATTGGTTGATACATTATTGGCAGAAACAATATCTTGATAATTGGCATCTATACCATGCCTAGTGGTAAACTTTTTTGTTGACATCCCGATTCCCTATCCTCGGAGGTTTATTTAGTATTTATACTAAGATTTAAAAAATATTAACAAAGAAAATTCATCTTGCAATCTCTGTAATACGCAACCACATAGATGTAGGAGAGTTATCTATAATTATACCATCATCGGCGCTGTCTCTACGAGCACCAACTTGTATTTGTTTTGTTGATGTGCTAGAATTTGTGTATCTACCCGTCAATGGGAATAATACTCCCGAACGACCGCTTGTACCCTGATTATTATCATTAGCCATCTGCCAAGCGTATGCAATTTCAGTGTTATCAACTAATAATTGCGAATACCAACTATCATCGGTGGTTCCTTGTGGTTGATATTTTGATAGATGATAGTGAATGATCAAATAACTCGATGAACTAACAGGAGTATAATTATAAGTAATAAAATTCACTGTTGATCCTGTCGTTGCAATAGTCGTACTAACGACAGTAACTTGACTATTATCCAACATAGTATCTTTTATCACTTGACCTGCGGTATAAGATCCCGGAGTAATTGTACCTTTATTTGATATGTTGCCGCTGTTGGTTATTGTAAATATAACATTAGTATAGGTGCTATCAATTATTTCGATGCTTCCTGTACTATTTAAACGAACCGTTTTGTTTGGATCGGTTGTTCCTGGAGCAATATTTGTTGCTTTTAATAAATCGAAATATGTTGTTCCTCCGATTGTGTTATTTCCAGATAACATCAATAATGCGCCACTATTAGCCCCATTATATTTTGAAAATAATTGACCAGAGGGTATTTTTGAAATTGCTCTTGAATTCGACATATATTATACTACAATTGAGGTTTTTGTGAATTTAATACTATTGCTATTGTTGGTAGGAGATATCAATAATCTCACAGATCCTCCGGAAACGTCTGTATCATAACTCATTAATACGCCATTTGTTGTAATTAAACCATATTCTGTAATATAAGAAGTGGTTCCATCATGAATCAACAATAATTCACTTATTTGATAACTTGTCGAACTTGTGACTTGTATTTGATATTTCACGGATCTATATAACGCGGTTGAAAATAAATCCAATACTTGATTTGCGCTATTTGTCGTAGTTATTATATTATTCGAATCAATATTTCCATATATTAAACTATAAGAATTTGCAACATTTACATCGTTATACCATTTTTGTATTGAAACGTCGTCACCTAAAGGTGCTGGAGACGATAATATTATAGATGTTCCATTTGTTGCCGTATAGTCGGAAGAATTTAAAAGTACACCATTTACAAATACTTTAATTTTACCTATATTATATCCATTTGTAATGGAAAATTCTGTTTGATTATTTGCGGCTGTGAATTCTTGATACGCTAAGTTTGTTGATGTAGGACCAGATCCAGAACTGTTAAATGCTAAATTTGCTAAGTTATAGACAGCGTTTAATGCGTTTGCTGTTGCTACTAACACAATAGAATTCGAATCAACTCCATCGTATAATTGAACAACACCCTCTTCAAAAACTGTTCCGGATTTTACTCCAATAGTAAATTTATCATTAACAGAATCTGGAGTTAATGTTATTGCTCCCGTAGAGTCTATAGATAAAATATCAGAATTGGATGTTGCAATTAATAATGAAGAATTTACATTTAGAACAGAATATGCGTTTGTTGTGGTATCTGTTCTTACGGTTCTTATAACATTAGAAGGATCTTTATAGAATAAAATACCGTCAGCGGTATTAATCGCTATTTCGCCGCTTTCTAAACTACTAGGAACATTTCCAGGTACTATAGATTTCTTTAATTGAATTACTGTGTTCGCCACTTAATATCTCTTAAAATGTTCCGCCGTCTTTAGAATAGGAATCTACTTCTTCTTTAATTTCTTTAGTTACTACGGGAGCGTTTTTAGCATCAAATTTTCTTCTTTGTGCTGGCGTCATTTGTAGATATTCTATTTTAGAGTTTAATTCTTCTATTTTCTTTTCGTATCTTAACGCGAGTTTTTCTTTTTCTTTTTCTTTATTTTGTAATTCTTGTCTTGCAGAAATCAACTCGTTCTTAAAAGTATTTAAGTGGTTTGTTTCTGCTCTTATTTGTTCGAATTCGTTTTTTAATCTACCAATTTCTGTATTTTTATCGAGTAGTTGGTGGTCCTTTTCTTCTATGTTCTTTTCTATGTCGTTAAATTCTTGTAACTTATTTTCTAAAATTTCGACCTTCTTTTTTAATTCTTCTTGATCTTCTGCATTGATTTTTGCTTGCGCTTGGAATACTATATTTTTTCCCAAAGCGTCATGAAAGGTTGACGTCAACAATTCAACATAAGCGTTAAAAAATCTCTCATTATTCATTTATCACCCCTATTAATAAAAAACCGTAGAAAAGAATATATTTTTCCTTCCTACGGTTATTATTTATATGTTTTTACTAAAGATCTTTTTTAGAAAGATCCGCCATCAAGATGACCGAATTTTACTCCAGTTGCCGCAGCAAATTGTAATACATGACCGTCAGAAGCAGAATTTGTATAAGACATAGCATTTCCACTTCCGGAATAGAATACTGCTGAGTTTGCGTTTGGATTGGTGAAACCAAGACCACCACCAAGCAAATCTAATGTTCCAAAAGTAGGAGCGCCAGAACCGCCAGATATAAACGCTTGTCCTGTTGTTCCAACTGTATTGAATAGATACGATGTACCATTACTATACGCAACAGAACCAGCAGAACCAATTGCCGCAGCATTAGTACCGCCATGAGCGATAGGTAGAATATCTGCTACGTGAGTGGCTAGACCAACTTTTCCGTAAGAAGGTGCTACACCAGTACCACCAGAAAGTAAAACGCTACCAACAGAAACGTCGCTTAATACTGTTAGAGAAGTAGAACCATTAGCAAAAATTATATCGCCGACGGTATAACTTCTTAGTCCAGTACCACCATCTGAAGGTTGGATTGCTTGATGTAAATTAGATATTACACCACCAGTTACATTAGCTCTTAATGTTGCGGTATTAGCAACAGTAATGGAAGCAGAAGGAATCGTATTTCCTGTGGGGTCGTCATCCAAGCCTTTAAATAAGAAATATTGTTTAGAATCCGAAATGGTTCTGGCTAAACCAGAGAATTTAACTCCAGAGTCGTTATAAGTTCCATAGAAACCGATATCTAAACCATCGCCAGAAGTATTATTGTTTGCAAGTTTAATTAGAGAGTCTTCTACAAACAAACTAGAAGTATTAACTGTTACTGTGTTACCAAGTACGGTTAAATCGCCGGAAACTGTTAAATCGCCACCAACAGTTTGTCCGCCAGAAGTTCTAATAACAGTATTATCAACGAATATAGAAATATTATCGTCGGTTACTGTGGTGGTAATTCCATCTCCACCTTGGAAATTCAAAGTCTCTGTTAATAGAGAAACGCCATCAGAACCAGTATCGCCAGTTATATTAAGTGTTGTTGCAATGGAAACATTAGCTGCTGCAGTAACAAGACCTTTACCGTTTACCGTAAATACTGGAATTTGAGAAACGCCACCAAACGTTCCAACGTTGTTATTTACTGTTGCGAAAGTTAATCCAATACCGGCATTAGCAGTTCCGTCTATAGATGCAGAACCAGACGCATCACCAAAAACAAATACGTCTCTTGCGGTTTGCCATTTTGTTGCTGTATTAGCGTTGCCCCATAAACTAGCATTAACTACAGTGGCGGAAAAACTTCCATCAGAATCTCTCTTAACAATGGTAGAAACAGTATTAGAAGAAGTGGCGGCATCTAGCATTTGTGTATAGGTATTGCCGCCTATAACAACAACTCCAGTAGTAGCGTCACCAATTGCTATTTTACCAGATTGGAACGAATATGCTAACTCACCGTAATTTAGTGTGGTTGGTAACGCTGTGGTTTGAGAGCGTTTTATTTGGATGATTGTATTTGCCATTTATTTTCCTAATTTTTTAAAATAATCCGCCATCAATATTGTTTATGTCAATAGAAGAAGAGTCTATCCTTTTGGATACATATTTACCTGTTACAGCATTAAATACCAACACGTTACCGTCCACAGGACTAAAAGAGTAAACGTCTTCTAACTGAGATATTTTTTTAGCTCCATAATTTATAGATTTTACAGAATAATCTTGTTGGTTATCAACTTTAACATTAATAGTATTATCATAAGTCACATTACCAACTCTAGTTGGGTTTTGCCCATTGACTTTTACTGATACTGCTCTGATTGACATTTTAGTTTCCTAATTTTATTAGTATTTATAAAAATGTCAAACTTATATTTTAGTTGAACTAGGTTCTACGTGAATAATCCCTTCCAAAACTTTTGATCTATTAGTGGGGTTTGATGTATTTGTTATAAAAACGTCATAAACATACCTTCCAGATTTAATGTTTTGTGTAGTATTTGCAGATAGTGATAAATTTATAATCCCTAATTGGGTATTAGCAACATTTGCAGAAAAAGAAGCAGCAACGTTCGCAGACCAATAAGATTTTCTTATATCAGATTTTACGTTAGAATTGGTAAGATTATATGGATAACCGTTTAATCCGTCTAATGTGATATTAACGGAATAATCTTCCCCTTGTTCCAAAAATAATTCTAAATATCCTGCTGACATATTAGTTTCCTATTTTAGATTTTAGTTCGTCAATTTGTTTTTGCTGTTCTTTAATTGCCTCAATTAGAACACCTACGATATTACCATAAGCAACTGAAAGTATTCCATCGGAATTTTCTACAACAACTTCTGGAAGAACTTCTTGAACCTCTTGAGCAATTACACCGATTCCTTTCTTATTGGAGTCAATCTTGGTAAAAGACACACCTCTTAGATTTAAAACTTTATCTAAAGAATTTTCTAATGTAATAACATCTTTTTTCAGCGTTTTGTCGGAATATGCAGTAACGTTTCCAGAAGCAGTGAAATCTCCTGAGGGACTTAAAATTGCAGTTCCAGTTCCGGCAGACATTCCAGTATTACCGGAACCGATATTAGACATCCAAAAATTACCATTAGCACCAACATCTTTAATAATTCTAGCATGATAATCATATTGCCCAGGAGTTCCTGCTGAATGAAAGTCGATTAAAGCTCCCCTATCGCCTGTTCCTTGTCTTCCCAGTTCAATAGTCCCAACACTACTAAATTCGGAGGTTCCAATTATTGCGGTAGTAGCAGTAATTTGTCCGTTACCATCTCTAGCGACAATTTTGTTTGCTGTATTAGTTGTTGTAGCATCTACTGCCCAAGTGGTTGCAGCAGAACCGTCAAAATTGCTGCCTGTTAAATATGTTCCTCTGGTTAAAATGTTATTTACTTTACTTGCAGTAGACGCATTACCAGATAAAGATGCTGTAATTGTTCCTGCAGAGAAATTACCAGAACCGTCTCTAACAACAATTTTGTTTGCTGTATTAGTTGTTGTAGCATCTACTGCCCAAGTGGTTGCGTTATAGCCAGTATAATTAGAACCAGTTAAATACGATCCTACAGTTAATGTTGCTGGAGTGTATTCGTACCAAGTTGTTGCGTCGTTTGTACCACCCCAAACCCTTGCCGGAGTTCCTGCTTGATCGGTGTTGTCAAATGCTATACCAAGAGTGGAATACGGAATATTCCACGATGATGTTGCAGCAGACCAACCACCGACTTGCAGTCTATTGTTAGTTCCTAGACCAAAATATGTAGCGTAAGCTCCTGGTCTATGAAATGCTATGAATGCTGCGGAAGAACTGTTTGGTCCTTGGATTTCAATACCACCAAGAGAACCTGTTGAAGTTCCTAAAGAAGACGATGCTTGAGAACCAGTAGCAAGTATTCTCGTAGAAGACGAGAATTGTCCAGTTACTGATAAAGTAGAACTAAATGATCCTGTCGATACGCTAACGGTTCCAGCACCACCAATACCAGTAGCAGTACCGTTGATGTTCATTGTCTGACCGCTGATAAAACTTGCGACAGCAGCAGCACTAGCAGTTCTATAAAAATTATCAGAAGTCTTCGATATAATTCCAGTCACACCAGTAGTAACTGAATTATCAGAAGAATTAAAATAAGATGAGGTAATTGTTCCTGCAGAGAAATTACCAGATCCATCTCTAGCAACAATTGTAGAAACGGTATTTGCACTTGTAGCATTAGAAGCTATTGTTGGATTTCCAGCAGATCCATCGGCATTAGTAATAGAAATTCCTGTTCCAGAAACAGCGATAGACCTAGCAGTTATTGTACCAGAAGATGTTCTAGTAAATAATCCAGTAGTTGTCATGTCGTGAAGGTTTAATGCTTGTCCAGTTAAACCAATAGTCCATGATCTATTTGTAGATAAATCTGTAGCAGAACCGCCGCCAGTAATACCAGTTCCATTCGCTATTGTCAATGTTCTGCTTGTTGGAACCATAGTACCCGCAGTTAATACAACATTACCAACCGGAAGAGTAACAGAATAGTTGGACGTTACGTCAGAAGTAATGAATTCCCAATAATTGGTGTTATTAGTATCCCATATTCTTACGGTACTAGTTCCTGGTTTTAGGTCTATAGCTCCTAATCCAACCCCGGTATCTAGAGTTATCGCCCCAGTACCTTTTGTAGATATGGTTAGACCAACATTACTATCAAACTGCCCCTCTGTTGATATCAACACTGGAGATCCGTTTGCAGCGTTTGTTATGGTTGCATAATTCACACCAGAAGTAACACCTACTGTGTTTAGTGTTGTTGTTCCGTTGGTTCCAAAAAGATTTGGAACGAGTATATTCGCAGAACCATTAAAGGACACTCCATTAATATTTCTTGCAGTTTGTAAAGTAGTTGCAGTAGAAGCATTACCGCTTAAAGCTGCGGTAATTGTTCCCGCAGAGAAATTACCAGATCCATCTCTAGCAACAATTTTGTTTGCTGTATTAGTTGTTGTAGCATCTACTGTCCAAGTGGTTGCTGCAGATCCGTCAAAATTGCTGCCTGTTAAATATGTACCTCTGGTTAAAATGCTGTTTACTTTAGATGAGCTGGTTGCATTACCGCTTAAAGATGCGGTAATTGTTCCTGCAGAGAAATTACCTGAAGCATCCCTAGCAACAATTGTAGAAACGGTATTTGCACTTGTAGCATTAGAAGTTATTGTTGGATTTCCAGCAGATCCATCAGCATTAGTAATAGAAATTCCTGTTCCAGAAACAGCGATAGATCTTGAAATTATAGATCCGGCAGAGTTTCTGGTAAATAGACCAGTAGTTGCTAAATCATGTAAGCTCCTTGCTTGTCCAGTTAATTGGAACTGTCTATTAACGCTTAAATTGGTAGTCGCGTCGGTTGCGATACCTCCAGAAGCAGTAATAGTTAAAGAAGTTGGAACCATAGTGCCGGGAACTAGAGTAGTATTTCCAGCGGCAAGATTTAACAAATAATTAGCTGTTGTATCTCCAGTAACAATTTCATGATAATTTGAATTATTGTTGTCCCAAATTCTAACATTAGTTGATAAAGGTTTTAGGTCTATTTGTCCAGTTAACCCCGAAACCACTAATTTATTATTAACATTTGCTTCTTCAGCAATAAAAGCGTCGTTGTTTGCTCGAAAATCTCTAGTAAATATTGTTTGGGTTACAGAAAGATTTTGGGTATTAGCAAAATTGTTTGCTTGTAAGCTGTTTGAAACAACTATTGGAGAAATTACATTAGTGTTTGCAACAACAAAGTTAGATAATGTTGTTCCTGTTACCGACAATGTTGATATACCACCAAAAACTGTATTAGTTCTATTTAAATATACTGGCGTTGTCCCTATAGTTATTGCTGAATTTGCGTGTGTATAAACAGAATTTGCATGTGTATAAGCAGAATTAGAATTTAAGAATGCAGAATTTGCGTGTGTTCTTGTTAGAGAATGTACTCTAGAAGAAGGAACTCTTACGGAACTAGTTTCATTTAGATTATCAGCAATATCTAACTCTAGCAATAAATTAGTATAAATTTTACTGTTGGCGGTAGAATTAGGAACATCGACTGCTCTCCATCTTAAAGATAGATCGGACCAAGATATTGCTGCGTCAGAGTTTGCAGAATACCATATACCATTTGCCTCATCTAATTTTCTATTAACAATCAGTTCTGCAGGAATGGTGTTGGTCCACCAAGAAGGGCTGTTAGCACTTAATCTTATTGATTTACCATCATACTGAGTAGCCCCTAAAACTTTTAAGTCTCCTCCAACAACCATGTTTGAAACTATCGAAGCATTATTGAATAGTGCTTCTCTTGAATATACATTATATACAGATGGATTTTGGCTGTTATCTAGATATCCTACACTATTAGCTTGAACTAGATTTGATGCGTATAAATTGGTAGTATTTGCATTATTTACTACTAAAATGTTAGTATTAGATATAAAATCATTTGTAAATATTCTCTGAGTTACTGATAGGTTTTGAGTGTTTGCTGCACTATTTGCTTGCAAAATCGCAGTAAATACGTTACTACTACCGTGTAAAGTAGGAGAAGTAACTAATGAATTAGCTGAAACAGTATTAGTTATTACATTAGTATTAGATTGAACAGTTTCAGTGACAACTCTAGTATTAGCTTGGACAATACCTGTCACAACTCTAGTATTTGCTAAAACATCATTAGTTATTACATTAGTATTAGCTTGGACAATACCTGTCACAACTCTAGTATTTGCTAAAACATCATTAGTTATTACATTAGTATTAGATTGAACAGTTTCAGTGACAACTCTAGTATTTGCTAAAACATCATTAGTTATTACATTAGTATTAGATTGAACAGTTTCAGTGACAACTCTAGTATTAGCCTGAATATATCCAGAGAATACATTACTACTACCATGTAAAGTAGGAGAAGTAACAACAGTATTAGCAGAAACAGTATTAGAATGAACTATATTATTTGCCTGAACAATACCTGTTACAACTCTAGTATTAGCCTGAACATATCCAGAAAATACATTACTACTACCATGTAAAGTAGGAGAAGTAACAACAGTATTAGCAGAAATAGTATTAGATATTACGGTATTGTTTGCTTGAACGAATCCTGCAACAACTCTAGTATTTGCTAAAACATCATTAGTTATTACGTTAGTATTAGCTTGAACAATACCAGTAACTACTCTAGTGTTAGCTTGAGCGTAGTCGGTATATATGTGGGTGTTCGCTTGAACAATACCAGTAACTACTCTAGTGTTAGCTAAAATGTCGTTTGATAGTATAGAATTATTAGATTGTAAAGTCGCTGTAATTATTCTAGTATTAGCTAAAGCAGTATCTGTTATAACTCTAGATTGAGATTCAATAACATCAGTAACAATTAAATTATTTGCTTTAAGAAATCCTGTATAAACGTTCGAAGAAGCTTGAACTGTAGGAGTAACTATAGAACTATTAGCAGAGATTGTTGCAGTAAATATGTTAGTATTAGCTTGAACTATACCTGTAACAACTCTCGTATTAGCTTGAACATAATCGGTGAATACGTTACTGCTACCATGCAACGTTGGAGTAGTAACCAAAGAGTTGGCGGAAACGGTATTAGCAATAACGGTATTATTTGCTTGAACAATACCAGTAACGATTCTGGTATTAGCTTGTACATATCCGCTGAATACGTTACTACTACCATGTAATGTTGGCGAAGTAACTATTGAGTTAGCAGTAACTGTATTAGCAATAACAGTATTATTCGCTTGAACAATACCAGTAACGACTCTCGTATTTGCAACAGCAACCCCTGTTTGTAAATTTGTATTCGCTTGCAAGTAATCTACAAAGGCGTCATCAGTTACAGAAAGATATCTAGTATTTGCAGAAGTATTTGCCTGCAATCTATCGGTATAAGATAAACCTATAACATGAGAATTTACAGACACAAATAAATTTCTATTAGTAGAAATATTATTTGCAGCATATATAAAATTATTACTTACCAAATTTCCAACTGTAACGTTCGCAGAAAATTGTGCAGTATTCCCAGATAAATTGTAATAAATTATTTGATTGTTTGCTTGTATTAAATTTACATTGGCTGTTTCTAGAATATCTACGCTATTGGCAAATAGAGATTTAGCAAGAGTAACTATACCGTAACTATTGTTAACATTTTCATAACCAATTCCGGTTAAGTAAGAAGCATAATTTTGATATCCACCAGAAAATATTGAAGTTCCGTTCGAATACAACGTTACGTTATTCGCTCTATCTGTGAGAGATAGAGTTTTCCCCACTTCAGCATTATTTTGGACGTATAAACTACTGCCAACACCTTCTACCCTAGTTTCTCTAGAAAATACTGATATCGTATTGGAAAGAAACCCAGTTCCAGAACTTGATATAGAAAAAGTTCCAGAAGGTTTATCCCAATCATAAAACCCCAAATATTGCCAAGCGTTTACTAGGTTATTTGCGGTTCTTACTAAATCACCGAAAGTATTAGAGAAATAGATATTGGTTATATTATTTGCCATTAGTTTTATCCGATATTAATTGAATTAGCATAGATTTAATATCACCTATGTCGTTTTTTAACGAATCTATCTCATTATTTATATTAGCAATTTCTGTCTTTTGTATATGTAACATTTTCGCTTTCATGAAATATTCTTCTCTGGCGCTTCTATCAGTATTAAGAAGCGCCATAGATTCTGTATCCCTAATAAAGTTTCCTTCCTCAGTTTTTACTAACATATTACCTCATTCCAGTTCCAGCAGGAAGAGCAATTGCCCTAATATCAGTTAAGAAAGGAACATATGTAGGATCTGTAGTTGTCATTACCACCTTAATAGCAAATTGGTTAAATGTTGAATATGTTGCTCCAGAACTACTGGTGTAAACAATATTATTATTAGCTATATTATCCTTACCTGGAGCAGCAACATATTCAATTAAATCTGTTCTTGTAGAGGAAACCCTATTAGTAGAAGAAATTGGAGTCATTATTTGCCAAGTTCCATCATCAAATTTTTGTTCGTCTTCTCCAGAAAGAATCTTATAATAAACATATATTTCTGTATTCAATGGTTTATATGCAGTATAATAAACTCTTAGATCTCCGGCTTCATCTCCAGGAGCAAGAACAACCCGTTTAGAAATATATTTTGCCAGACCGTTTCCTGTTCTAGTACAAGTTTCGCAATTTATAATAATCGCGGGTTTTCCATTTTCAAATCTTGGTTCTCCATCGATATAGAAAGTTTGATTCGTCGAAGTTCCAAATACATTATTAGAAACCGTAACCCAACCATTGGCATTGTTTGCAGAAACTACTGTTGTAACAAACGAACTATTACCATTAGATATAGATTGACCATACCAAATAGAACCATTAGCAATGCTCCCATTTTCTGTTTTAAATATGATATTATCATTACCAGATACAGTATTTGCAGTAGATATTGTAGAAAGATATAATTTAGGTCTTACTGCATAATTACGTCCATTATTAGCAAATACTATTTTAGAAATAGAATTTCCATTAGACGGATCAACAACAACGTCTGCAAGTGCACCAACCCCATAACCATCAGCTTCTATTCTTACTCCAGTAGTCGTGTTGGAGTAATTTTTACCCCCATCAACAATATTGATATTATAATCATATACTCCTAGATCGTTAATCAACCATTTTGTTGTATATAAAGAAACACCATCATCAGAAATCATGGGGCTAACCCATTTATTTGAAGATGTTAATTGCGCAGTCATAACTAAAGAATTATTACTATTTCCAGCAATAATTCTAGCACCCCTACCATCAGTTAAAAACTGATCAGCAGAAGGAGTTCCATACCTACCAGGATTAATAGGAGTTTTTGTTCCTGTTAACAACCAAGTATTTTTTGGTGTTGTATCATAAGAATAATTTATTTTAGTCTGTGTTGGAGTGAAATCCGAAGTTGATAGATTCAACTTATCATATTCAATAGAATTTCTTTGCGAGAATACAGAATATGTTGTATTAGCAATAACTTGTAAATCATCTTTAAAATACGCAGAAGCAAAATCTATTGGCTTAGATCTTGGGGCGCTTTTTGGGATGACAAAATCAATATTCGGAGTTTTGGAAACGTCGAATTCACAAGCATCAATGGTAAACATTAACGATTTTGTTTGTTCAGCGCTCCAAGTTATTGCGTTTTGAGATACAAATAACGTTCCAACATATGGATTAGAACTCAATTTAGCTGTTGTTTGTGGGTCTGGGTCTGTTGGAAGATTTTTTGAAGTTGACGCCAACGCAAAATCGTTTTGAGCAGCCAACCAGCAAGTATACTCCAAAGAAGAAGATCTAACAACAAATGCGTACAAAATGTCGGGTTTGATGTATACTGGAACATCAAATTCAAATGTTGTTTTTGAATTTTGATCCAAGTAATGAGGTCTTTCGGAAGTATTTACAACTAATGGGTCTATGATGACTTTAGAATTTTCAAGAACCTTTGATGTAGGATACCCATTTAATGTTTCAACCAAATAAATATAAATTGGTTGATCTATAGACCTTGTTCTAAAAAATAGACTTAAAGATTTTAAGAAAACCCCATTAGGATATAAATTTCCTTCGACGATAAAAGATTGACACAAAGGGTCTTCTGGTGGTGGAGGAGGTGGAGGTGGGGCAATATATTCTTGCTCCTTCCTAGTAGAACTCTTGTTGATTTTATCCGTTTCTGTCCATCCAGGTATTTTTGACGCAAATTGTAAACTTTGACTTTGCGTCGCCAAGTTTGAAGCAAAGAAGGACGATTCTGCGTATGTTGTAGCAGAATTTGCATTACCATCAATACCATTATCCACTCTGAAAACTTTAGTTCCAGAGAAAAACTTACCACCAGGAACTTTAAATATACCACAAAACATACCATTAACAGAAGACATAAACGGCATTGGTTCTGAGAAATTAACTGGGTTATTTCTTGAAGTTGCTAATGGTGTAGAAGCAGAAGTTTTGAAAATAGAAGTATTTCTACTTATAGAGTAAATAGTGGCAGAAGAAATTTCTACATTTATTGTTGTGGATAATGTTGCTACTTTAGTAGACCCATTATAAGCAGAAATTACTGCAGAACTGCTCCATTCGTCATTTATTGGATTTGGATTGAAAATAGTAACAATAGCATCTTTATAAAAATTATTAGTAGAAGAAGCCATTGACGATAAAGTAATTGAAGTTACTCCCAATTGCCTACGAACCGTTCTCTTAAATAGGGTTTTTGGTAAATATGTATTATTATTTTGACCCAAAGATTCTGCTCTACTTATTGCTGAATAGTCTCTCCCGGTTTCGTCTTCGTATAAATCTGCTGTTTGCGCAGTTCCTCCAGAAACAGCCCCTAATAATCCAGACGAATGTAACGTTTCTACTAAAACGCCAGAAGCGGTTGTCCTAGAAAAACTTCCGTTTGTATTAAATACGCCAACATTAATCGAATTGGTGTCTGGAGCCGCATATCTTGTAATACCAATATCTCCAACAACATATAGGTATTGGTGAAGCATTCTTAGTCTTAGAGTCGTTAGAGCACCAGAAGGAAATCTAGAAACTGGTTCATATGCAACCCCGAGTATTTTTCCTGTAGGAACGAAAACCCCTGCAGATAAATAACCAATAACATCACCTTCTTTAAATTCTCCACCAGAAACCGCAACTTTTAGAAGATTTGGTAATCTGACGTTTTCGTTAATGTTTACGTTATCGAAATAACAATTTAGCGGGGTATTAATTAATAAACCTTTAGTTTTAAACTCAATTTCTTGCGCTCGAACAAAGGGCATTATATTAATATCTGTAATGAAATCGTTGGTTTCTATAAAGTTTGTATTTAAATCTTTGTAGTATCCATATAAACTATCCCTCGATTCTTGCCAAGTTTTTAGGAACTCTTTTGTTATAGTAGTACCACCAGCAGAATCAACTATTCTAGTTGTATCAACCAATTTTTCTGTAGTAGTTCCAGCAACGAGTTTCCAATCAGACTGACTTAAAAGATTTACTTGATCGGATGGTTCATAGAATTTAAACGCTGGGTCGGCTATCAATAAACTTGGTAGTTTTAAGTTATCGACATAAGTATCCATTGGAGGGGACAAATCCAAGTCTCCAACAACATCAATAACAGCAACAGGGTTGACGTTTATAGTTCTGCTTGCTAGTTTTTGTTCAATAACTGGTTTTTTTGTAAATGGTAACGTGTAGAATTTATTTGTTTTGTTGCTTGTTATTGCAAAATCTGTTAATTGAGAATTATCAATCGCTCCCATATTTCTAGAAAGAGCAGAACACTGCAACTTCCAATTTTCTACTGTATGTGAAGCAGTTAAAGACCTTTCAAGTTTTAATACAGCGCTATTGAAGTCGTAATTTGCAGTATCAGAAGCAGAGAATCCAGTAAAATCATCTGCTAGTATACCATATTTAAACCTATTTAATCCGTTTTCGTCTGGAATTTGTAAAGATTCCGCGTTCTTTTCTAATAAACTTAGGGAAGTATAATATTCAATATTATTAACTCTCTTTTCCAAATCGGAAATGTTCTTCATCTTCCATGTTTTATGGGCTATTTTTTGAATTGCAATATTTGTTACTTTTGAATTTTCTCCAGTTATATATGCTGTATATGGGTCTAAATTTATTTTGGCAATATCCATAGAAGCATCTGGTATGGTTGGAAATTTTGGATATTGCGCAGGAACTCCTTGTACGATTTCAAATGTTCTATCTTTTGTTAATATTAAAATGTCCTTTCTACCTAGATAGTATTCATAATCTCCAGTAAATGCAGTTAGGTAATTTGGAACAATGTAATCTTTATCAAAAACGAAATTTGCATCTCCATTTTTTCTGGTTGGTCTGAAGTCAATACTATCAGACGCACTATATACATCGCCATTTTTAGCGGTATAATTAGAATTTAATACTTCGGAATATTCTTCTTTTCTTACACCCTTAAAATAAGACATTACGCTAAAGTAACCTATATCACCAGAATGTGAATAGTAATCGAATATTACTAATAAATTACCTTTTCTTATTGGAGCGCCAAAATTTAATTGAATATATGCGTGATCATAATACGAATCTTTTTGTCCACTATTAAAAGTGTAATATTTCGTAACGTCTGTTACATTAGTTAAAGTGGAATTCGGGGCTGTTGAAGAATTTGCTGTTTCATATATTTTAAGAATCCTTTTTACGTCACAAACATATAAACTTTGTATTTGTGTTATTGGTACTAATTCTGCAAAGGGAATATAAACTTGACCTAAAGCCGAATTAAATCTAATATTACCTTTATCGACAACAGAAGTTCCTGTTGAATAGTAAGAAGTATTGCCTTGGTATAATTCTTTAGTTCTTAAAATATTCGTAGCGTCGGCATTATTGACGTTTAATTTAGAAATAATATCAATATCAAAAGAAATATTACCGAGATTAGAAATTTCTAATTTAGCAGACTGTCTGTTAGTTGGTTCTACAATAACTTTTCTTGAAATCGTGTCAAAGGTCAAAATTTGTCCATTAGCACTTCTTGACACTATAAAATTCGATTTTATTTGATCTGCACTTAAAGAACCTGAACCAGAGAAAGTCGTTGAATTTGGAGCCGTTAAATATAATTCCAGTTTACCGTTTGCGAATTGTAAAGATTGGTCTGCGTATAGATATGTTCCCTGATAACTGGTATCTGTTAATTGTTTAACATAAGAATGTCCAAGGTTCCACACCATTTCTGGATCGCTTGGCTCGACCAATTTGGCATAACCAGTAGAAAACCCTCTTTCTTTACCGTGTTGAGAATTTATATTACTTCTTATCGTTTTTGACACGGGAGAAGTGGATAGTACAATACTTTCTGCGTCTTTTATGCCAAAATTTAGTGTGTATTTTGAAGTGGAATCTATTCTTTCAGAAAAATTTGAGCTAACTACAATCATGCCGCTAGAGTAAGATTCGACGATTGTTCTAGTATCTCCGGCACTAGACCCAGAAGTAATAGAAACCGTAACTCCAACATAAGCATTTGCAGTAGTAGTAAAAGTTCCAGACTGTAACCATAAACGGTCAAATGTTGGTGCAGTATTCGCCGCAGCCCCATTTATGTTTCTTGTTTGTATATCGGTAACAAACATTTTATAAACGATAGAATCTGGATTAGAAATATCGCCAGAATATTGTTCTAAGTTCCTCACATAAGAAGTTCCGACTAAAGTTTTATTATATTCTGTGGTTGAAGAAACATTTATATTATTATAAGGTACGCAATGAATATCTACTTTTGGTAATTTCGTTATTTCGAAAAACCCTTCTAAATTATCAACATAGAAATAGTTTCCATACTCAAAATATACAGTCGCATTATTACTAGATTCTGTTGTTCTTGCTCTTTGACCAAGAATGCCAATATCAGATTGATTTTCTACTCTATACCCATTTACATAAGCAACACCCTTTCCTACAGTCATAATATAAGAATTTGCGTCTGCTGGATTTATTTTTGGCGTAAATGCGAAATCGTTTACAATATAGTTTCCGTTTGTTTCTGAAGTCCTTTTGGCGAAATAATCATCAATAACAGAATATACAGTATTGTTTACTTGCTTTTTTATTTCTCCTTCTTCCATTCTGACCAATTCAATGAAGCTTTGGTCGTCACCAATGGATAAAGGTCTGGTTTCTAAATCCAATTCAATGACGTATCTATCTGCGCCAGGAGCCTGATAATTGGATGCACCAATAGCTGGATCTAATAAAGAAGGGTCGTCAACATAATCATAAACTGTTTCGTTTATATTTAAACCCACTCTTAATGTTGGTTTATTTCCATACTTATCAAGAATTGCAATTTGCGGTTGAACTCCAACAAAATTACCAATAGTATATTTTGAATAAGTTCCGTCTGGATTTTGAATATTTGAGTAACTATATCCATTTACGACAAAGAAAACCCCTTCTGCAATATGAGCGACAGAAGATTTTCCAGAATGATTTGCTGAAGTTAATTGTGCAGTAAAATTAGAATCGTCAGCAGAATAAATTATATCTCCAGCATCAAATTGTTGTCCGGAAATATAAGAAACAATTAAAGTTGGGGCTTCTGCGGAAACTTCGTTAACAAAAGTTTCTTCTGCTACTGCAAGAACTCTAGCAATAACAGTTCCAGTATCGTCCCTAATGATTCTATTGAGAAAATTATTTACATCAATAGAATTTTCTTCATATTCTGGTAATAGTCGAAGATAATAACAATCGGTATTGATGGTTACATTACCTCCAGTTACTGGGGTATTTTGTGAAAAAATATGAAATGCAAATTTGGAAATTTGATCCTGTAAAATCGTTTGGGATTGAGTCAATTCCCTTGCCTGAATCGCTTTTCCAGGTTTGAAAAGAATTCTGTGAAAATGTTTATTAGGATCGAAATCGTCTCTGTACGGCTCAACATTAAAATTTAGCATTTAACTTTTCCTTCAGTAAAGATGTTTTTAACTATTTATTTGTTAAAATTTTATGACTAATCTGAATAATTCCAAACCGTCGCTGCTCCTCTGGATTTCTTGGCGGTTTTCTATATGGATTATGTGTCCTGTATACTTTATCAAATCTGGATCAAATACTTGCAGCAAAGTTCTGGCGGTACCAGAAGATAATCCATATATGGAAGAACCATTAACATAAGTACCATTTAAGTTAATCAGTCTAAGTTTATTTGGGGCTGACTCGAAATTTACGCAAGTTGCAGTAAACGTAGAGTTTGCAAAATTTGCATTATTTGGTGTCTGATATACTATTTCTCCATCCTGAAACGTACCAAAACCGTTAGAAACAATAATATCAGTAGATGTGGCATAAGTTTCCGCGTTAGCAACGTATGGATATGTACTATTAGCAGTAGGACTAGAAAGTAACCCTATTTGTCTTATTTGCATGTCTGTTGGAAGTTTATTACCTTCAGATTCTTGAAACAAGAAAGCGACCATCACTCGATCACATCCCATCTCAGACATAATATCTGCACCATTTCCCCCTATTGGAGATATAGAAGCAATCGCAGAGGCATTATTTCCTGTTGCTGAAGATATAACGACGTTAGCGGTGGTATAATTATATCCTGGATTTCTTACTACAATATTTTGAATTTTTTTTGTTGTTTGATCTACTTCCGCATAGGCAGAAGCACCCAAACCGTCTCCCATAATAGAAACATCAACAAGGGCTAATGATAAATCATAACCAGAACCACCATTTGTTACATTTATTACTTCTATTCCACCAGCCTTTTCGTTAGAAAATTTCGCTTCTGGTGGTGTTGAAATTGGAATAGGAATCCAATTTTCATCCATAAACTGCTGAAGTTTACCATAAGAAATAGTAAACATATATTTCCATTTATACCCATCGTCTGGGTCGTAGAAAATATTAGTAGTATCATCAAAATTACCAGCAACGAAATACGGTTCTACTGTAGAAACGCCACCATTATTATTCCAAAGACATTTAAATACCTGATAAAATTGATTCATTACATAGAATTTATATACCGGAGTTCCATCAGAATTTTTTTCATATAAATCAATATCATCTCTATAGTAATCGTATACTTCCCCTTCAGACCAATTTATTCTTCTTACTACCGGAGAAATATTATTTGAAGTAATTTTCTTCAAATAAAACATATTTTTAAATATTTGTTTTTTATATTTTATGGTATCTTTTGGTTTTGGTGGGTGATCGTTATCATTAACTAAAGTAACAGTAGAAGAACTATTAATTGGAGGATAATCCATTAAAGGCTCGTTTAGAGTTATCGTTTTAGTTGAAGCGTCATATCCAACTACGCTTCTATAATAATTTAATTCTCCAGGATCGTTTAAAATATCAATTTTAACCGCACAATCAGAATAAAAATTATCCTTATTAGACAAAGCCCCATTATCATTCAAAGTTATTTTATTATCATTAGGAATAAACCCAGTAAAAGTGAATTTACCTACTGAAGTTTTCGTTGCGTTTTTACTTAACGTTAAAACAAAATCTTCATAATTTATTTGATCAACTACTGTATTTGCTGGAACGTTTTCATGAGAAACTTTTTGCCCAATAAAAAAATCATTCAGAGTTGGTTCGTTTACTATAATTAAACTATTAGAATTTTCAATAATAGCAGCATCTCTAATAATAATCGTTTCAGCTGCATTACTTGAGTAAGAAGTTTCGTTCCAAGGGTCATTATAAGAAATGAACCCGTACAAAGATTGCAAATTTTTGTTATCTGGAGGTAAAATTACCTGCGGAGCGTAAAAAAATTGAGTAATTTCGTAACTATTACTATCATTAGTTAATATGCTGTTATTTGCTATCATTATACTATTACCCAACCTCTAGTAGAATCTATATAACACATTGTTATAGAAACGTTTGGTACGTCTATTTTTAAATGTTCGTTTGGAGCAAGACCGTGTATTCTCGTACCATTATACTGAATGGTATTATTCTTAGATGGAGACATATTAGTAAAGTATATGAATGTATTTTCTTTAGGAACTCCAGCAGGAAGTTTTACGTGAATATTACTATTGACATCACCTAAAATTATATATCTATTGTTAGCAATGGTTACTAAATTATTTTGAGAGCTTGTGACATAATTAATTGCTGGTTTTATTATACAATTATTTGCATAATTATAAGAAGAATTTGCGTGATTATATATAAAAGCCCCGTCAAGCGTTATAGATTCTCCCAACCTCAATTGTTTTCCACCAGTAATACCATTTAACGTATTGATAGTTATTGGGTTGGCTCCTATAGTCAAAGGTTGGCCAAGGGATAAAGATTTATTAAGACCGCCGTCTATAGTTATACCGTTTGTTGCCGTCAATGCTATAGGCGAAACAGAAACCGATAAACTTTGCCCCAAAGATAATTTGGTGTTATCTGGATTAGAAGATAGCAAAGAAACTCCACCAGATGAAAACAAAGAAATAGCCGAATTTGCTTTATTAAAGGCAGAATTAGCGTGATTATATGCAACGTTTGCGTGTTGTCTGGCAACATTTGCTCTAGAAAACGCACCGTTTGCATAAATTGAAGCAGAATTAGCTGTATTGTAGGAAGCATTTGAGTGATTAAATGTTGTTGTATCGCTGATTAAAAGAACATCACCCAAATTAGCAGTCGCTATAGAAGACCCGTTGGCTTTTAGTCCACCCTCAGTTTGAAATTTAAGGTATGGAAAAGGTAGGGGATCTCCAAAATATTCTGAAAGATATTTTAATAAAGCGTCTAGAGAAAGCCTTTTGGTTTTCATCTCGTTAACATTAACTATGGCGAACCAAGTATTACTTGGATTGCCAGCCATAGTTCTTTCTGTTTCTGGCGGAAGTTGAGAAATTCTTATGATAGGTGTAGACATTTATTTACCTTTATTCTGAGGCGTTTTCTATATTATTAACTTTCAAGGTATTAGGACCGACAATATTTATTCTCTTTCTTGTTATATTGTTGGAGATAATGTTTTTATCACTTGTTCCTGTTTCTATGATATTATTAGCCAAATCGCTATCAAATATACTATTAACAATCTGCCCTTTAAAAGAATTAGAAATTACTACATCATTATTACAGTTACTTGAAATGACAGAAGAAACTATATAATTTTTACAATTTGATAATTCAACACCTTTAGAAAAAGAATATCCAAATTCTGCATCAATCTTAATATCTGATATTTTCGCATTAACACAAAGTAAAGAGCTACTATTGCCGGAAACTCCGATAGGAATACAATTAACAGTACCGTTAGATCTAAAACCAATACTAGATATAGAAATATTATCGGGACTTAGAGAGGTGTTGGATTTTGTATATTTAAGGACAGTAGAATTATTTGCTAACGTTACAAATATCGAAGAGTTACTTCCGTCGCCTTTAATGCTTATACCAGGATTAATATTCAAAGTGGTAACACCATAAAAGCCAGAAGGGATAAAGATCGTTCCAAAAGGAATAGAATTAATAACGTTTTGCAAATTTACCGTATCGTCTGTAACACCATCACCAACAACATTAAATCTTTTCGCGTTAACGATAGGATATAGATTTAATTCAGAAACCAAAGATTCATGTGTGCTGTTTGCCAAACTATACGCAGAAGATAATTTTATATCAGTATTTGCTGCAATAAATAACGCATTGTTTGCAACACTCAATGCTGTAAAAGCGTTTGTGTTTGCATTTTGAGAATCGCCTATTGCAGTTTGCGCTAAATCGTAAGCTACAGTTGAATTTGTGTTTGCAAATTGTGCAGATATAGAAGCTGAATTTGCTGTATCATATATTTGTTGTAATTTAGCGTTTACCCCTATAGCATAAGAATTTGCAGAATTTGCTTGAATAAATGCGGCGTTTGCTTGAATAAACGCATTAGCGGAAAAAGAAACCCCGGAATTAGCAACGCCAAAAATTATATTTGAGATATCATATAAAGAATTAGAGAAACTATATACAGAGGATAATTTTATTTCTGTATTAGAGAGTGTGTTTGCCGTAGTGTTTGCGAAATTATAAGAAGCATTAGCCCAATTATATGCTGAATTGGCATAAACGAACGCTGAATTGGCGTAATTAGCAGCAGAATTTGATGCATCGTAAGAAGCATTAGCTTTTACAAAGGATTGATTCGCCTTTAAAAATGCTTCGGCAACAATAAACGATTTTAGGTTTGCTGCGGTTATTTTTACGCTATTATTTGGGGTTTCGTTAATAACGTTTACCCCTATTAATAATGTATTACTTGTTGGATTACCTAGATTTGGTAAACTGCTGGTTATTATTCCCATATTAAACCTATTTAATTCTTATGTAAATTGTTGCTGATATGTTAACATTATTTTCTGTTAGTAGCGGTTCTCCAGATTCGCTTAATAAATCGTCATTGAATACAAAATAGTTTTCTTCTGGTCTTTGTCTCGCACCACCAATAGAACCGTATTTTTCAGTAAATTGACCAGATTCTACCCTTACGAATTCGGATGGAATTTCAGAGTCTCTATTACTAGTACCATCACCCAAGAAATAATAAACATTATCGATAGAAGTTTTTATACAATTGTTTGATAATAATAAAGTATTGTTCGACGTTATTATTCTACTTATTCTAGTATTGTAAGGAACGCTCTGGAATTGTATATAATTATATTTATATACGCCAACAGTGGTCTCGGTCTGTTTATCAAAGTAGCTATAGCTGTATCCGTTAGCATTAGCAGAAGCATTATGGGTCATAACAATGGTATTATTACCAGAAATTATTTGAGCAACCTTTGTTCCGTTGGGTATATTGTTTCCGGTAATATATTGCCCAACAACAACGTTGGAGACAGATTCAACTTCTTTAAGCATGTTACTGTTATTAACAGTGTTAGCATAGATAGTCGTAGTATTTCCAACAACGATCTGATTTTTAATCAAATCAGACGTTAAATTGCTACTAGAAGAAGTTCTTATTACCACAACATTACTATTACTAGAAGTATTGCATAGAATCAATTGGTGCGGTAATATGTACTTATTATCCGATCCAGACCAATTATCCATAACCAGCAATAAAGTATTGTTTTGGTTTTCAGTAGCGTTTTCTGTTAAAATTATGCTGCTGTTTGCAATATTAACAGATTTTATTTTAGTGTCCCAAAGAATTCCAGCACCATATATGTTTTGGTCTTTAGAAATATTGGGGAATGTAGACAACCGCAACATATTGGAATTATTAGAATCAAGCGTTGCATATTTGGAAATTGATTCTGGGAATCGCATTAATTCAGAATTAAACTCGTTTTCGGCAACTTCTTCAGTAGCCAACGCAGCCCATATATATTCAAAATCGTCAATATAATTTACATAAGTTGATTCTTTTAATTCTATTTCAGAGTTAGCTTCGTTCTTTATTACCGCTTGACCAATTACCTTGGTTCCAGAAGGATGCATACTTTCATATAGAATATCTCTATATTTTGAGATGTCTTTTTCAACAGAAACGACATAAGTAAAATTATTGTAGTTTTCATCTTCCAGAACAGAAAAAGAACTTGGTTGGTGCGATTCATCAATATATCTTCCAGAACCAAGTATCAGTCCGTTTAAGAATTTAGAATTTGCTTTAGCAGTACCATCACCATAAGTTAATATACCGTCTTTACCAACTATCTGAGAAGTTCCGTCTGGTAAAAATTTTCTAGGGAAAACATAGTCGGTTTTTATAGTTATTGGATATGTATTTGGTTCTATTATTTTGGTTTTTTGTAGAGTTAATTCTGCGTTAGGGTTTGGAAGTTTATTATAATTATAAACCCTTAGTATATAAGTAGATGTTTCAGAATTTTCGTCAAACGTGATTCTATTAATAGAATCAACATACGACTTATAAGTAAAACTAGTAGAATTGGCTCCTTGATATACTATGTCTCCCTTTTGAGGTACATATAACAAACTTACGTTACTTACAGCGATATCCTGAACCTTTAGAGAAACTTTTGGCGCAGAAATATAATCTTCACCAAAATTGGTAATTTTTATTGTTGTTATTGAACCAATTCTATCTGTAATTGGTACCAGCTTTGCTCCATCGCCAAGTACAGTACTGACGTATAAGTCTGCTCCGGTTCCAACAAAAGAATAAGTGTTGGATACATAGGTTCCTGTCGCGCTATTAGATAATATTACCCAACCATTAGAATATGAATTTATAACGGTTGTTGTAACAGGAATACCATTACCAGAAACAGTTTGCCCCACTAAAACATTTCCAGTAACAAAAGAACTAGAAACCCTTAGTACATTATTGCTAGAAATACTAGCAGAAGTTTCCGTTGGTTTAACGTAAACGTAAGGCAATTCTCCGTTGGAATATCCAAACCCGCCTAAAGGGGCAGGGTTGTTTGTGGACGTATAATAAGAAACGGTGTTGATTTCGCCTCCAGATAATACTGAAGTAACGTTTGCAAAAGCCCCTCCACCAAGACCACCAGAAAATAGTATTTCGTCCCCTACCTTGTAGCCAACTCCTCGTTTTCTATTACCAGAAGAGTCTGTTCTGATAAGGATTGGTCCTAGAATACCAAAATTTTTGATAGACGTTACCGTATTTGCTGCTGGAGTGTATCTAGGGTCGTATTCATCCCCCATTCCAAACGGCAAATCCGTTTCATACATTGATTCGGCGGATATGGTGGGAATTGTTCTAAATCCACCACCACCATTTTGAACAATAACTGTATCAATAGAATACGTCGAAAATTCTCTAAACGTAAATGCATTCGCCATAACCGTATTTGCATTACATATTAAAGAATTTGCTAATGTTCTTGAGAAATTATAATTAAGAGTATTGCTTATTGGGAACCCAGTAAAAACGTTGCAATTTAGTGGAATATTTTCTTTCAATTCCAAAGAATCCGCAACCATCATTGTCACGTTTGACGTATTTGCTGGATTTATAGCACCAACCGTTAATATAGGTTTACCGGAATCGGGAGTTACAAAAATAAATGTGTTGGGATGTTCTCTATAACCATAAGATCCCTCTTCAACTTTTACGCGCTGTATAGCACCCAAAGTAACTTCCCCGACTTCAGCAACAGCACCAATATCAGAAGTTTCCTCTTCTAATCCTTCGTAAAAAACGACCGGGTCGCCCGATAAATAATAATTACCTCTATAATTTCGATTAACGTCAACTGAAGATATAGTTCCTAATAGTTTTCCCTCTAATATTTCCCCTTCTTCTACTATATTACCTTCAACATCAAAATAAACGTTTTGGAGGTTTACGTCAACTACTTTTACAAATTCTCCAGTTTGGAACAACCTTTGTATGTCGGATATGAATATCTCTACCCTATCGTTTACAACCTTTGCCCTTTCGATTTTAGCCAAAGACTTTGAAATATCACCGAAAATAAACAAATTTTCAGCATTGATCCACCTAGAATCATTGGATTTAATTTTAACAGATTTAGGTAAAAACCATTTACCTGCAGACGCTTTTACTACATATTCTTTAGTTTCATATACGTCAGAATCAACATTATATAAACATCTAAATAGAAATTTATAAGCCGCTCTATTTCCTTTATTTTCATAAAGTTCTTTTGAGAACCTTAATAATTTTCTTTTGTCTGTAATAACATCTTTTGGAAATGCTGGCATAAACGTTGAATAAAAATATTCAACGAATTTTTCAACGGTAGAATCAATATCAATATATTCTTGTATTTTTTTAGATTCGCTTAATACATTAGAATCTTGTTCTAACCATTCATAATAAGATTCTATAAAAGCAACAAAATTCTGATAGTTATCATCTTCCCTAACGAAACTAGGTAATTGCTGTTGTACTAATAGAGAAGTTTTTATCATTAGGATTTCTCTTTGATGTTTATCACTATTGCTGAAGGGTCAAACTGGTCTATAGTTAATATTCTATTTCTACTGGAACTTATAATGTTAGATTGAGGTTTTGCCGTCAAAGTTAATTGTGCCAATGGGTTATTCACATTCAAAGGATTAAAATCTGTTAGAGTTACTTTTCCAGTATAATAATCAACAACGCCAACATTTTCATCAAAAGAAGTTTTTATATTTTTCTTATTGTAATAATAAGATTTTATAGTACCATACCTACCTTGTAGTGTTGCTGTTGCTTGACCCAGATTTCCACCACCACCCTCAATTTCAATAATTGCCTGAGAATAATTCGCTCCGGGGTTATCAACAACAATTTTGCTCAAAGAACCATTAACAACTATAGAATACGCATTAGCGCCAGACCCATCACCAACTATTTTTATTGAAGGGTTTGTTTTATATCCAAATCCGGGATTAACAATATCGATTGATTCAACACCCCCAGAATATGAAGGCAATTCTTCAAGGTATATCCCATCAATAACGGCATAAGAATTTTGTCTATCATAATATTGCATAGAAGGAGAAGAAGTTATACCAGAAAATAATATACCCCTCTCCAATACGCTTCCAAACTCTAATTCATATGTTGTGGCTACTTCTAAACTTGGTAAGAACTTCTTTTGAAGGGTTACGTCTATTTCGTTGGTCACGATAGAATTATCAGCGTTCTGAACTGCGAACATTAAATCCGGGTAACTAAATGTAGAATTAAAAGAGTTTAAAGTTTCTCTTGAAAACTCTTGTATGGAAGTTCTTATTCTAGATTCAAGTTCACCAACGCTCAGTATAGTTTTTCTGGAATCATATATTACATCTATTTCTAATTTAATATATGTGTAGTCTGGATCAATAATAGTAGGCTCAACAGTAATTACATTCAAAGGTTTAATCAACTTTGTTTTCACAATTTCTTTTTGAGATGTTGTTAAAGCGTAACCTCCTTGTGGTTTTAGAGAAACAAAAACTTGACCATACACAGGAGGATCATTTTCTTGTCCACCCCAAACATTAACAGAATCAAATATAAACCCATAATTATTGTTATTCAATAGGGTCATATAATCTTGATTCGTTACTGCCCTATTTTGCGCCGAGTATGATTTTGGAGCAATAAATTTTATTGACTCAATAGATTCTTTTTCTCTGCCTCCAAAGGCTGGACTAGTAGTTTCAACGCTTATGATGCCAGAAGCAAGCTGTTCGTTACCCCCCACAATAGTGAATTCTTTAGCTCCGTTTGCAATACTACCATCAGACGTTATGTAGGAAACTATTACAACATTACCGTTTTCTAATTGTTTACCAAGAACTCCATCACCAAAGTAAATTTCATAAAAACCATCCATAGATTCTTGAACGAAATAAATTTCTGATTCAGGAGTTATGGACAAAGTTTCAGTAGAACCCGTATAAAAAGAAACAGAAGAAAAATCCAACCGAGACTTTTGGACTATTACTTGGAGTGTGCTTAGGTCTATATTTGCGTCTGGTATTTTATATATACCCTTTGGGTTTTCTTTTAAATTATACGTGAATGTATACTGTACTGGTTCTCCTTGTTTTACTATAACGTCTGCTATTACTATAGCAGTATTAGGGTTATTATTTGGATCGTTATTAACAACGTATTCTTTATCGGTCATAAAAACGTAGTTAACACCATCAACAGACTCTGATATAAATTTTGTAAATTTAGGAATAGTTATAGACGGTAGTTCATAATTAGTAATGGTTAATTTAATTGTGGCAGTAGGAGCAACAACAGATCTTGGAAAATACCCTAACATTTTCGAATGCGATATTACGGAAGCTCTTTTAACGGCAGAATCCAAAAACATTTCATTAGCAACCATATTCAAATAGAAGGCATTATAATGGGTATTGTACGCTAAAACGTCTAATAAAGTTTGAAGAACACTACCAGTATAATCTGCGTCTTTTAGAACATCTTGACCTCTAAGGAAAGTTAATAAATTACTTTTGATCTGATCAAAATCTGTCCCCACAAGAGTTAAATTAGAATTAGAGGTTGCCATTTATTTTTTCCTATCTTGATCTTTCTAAAAGCATATCTACTACAACTGGTGTCGTTGAATTTTCTATATAAAATACAATATTTGCTCGTAATGCGTTTTCGTCAGGATAACCTTTAACTTGAACAAAAACATTTTTTGCTCTGGGTTCAAAAGTTGTTACAACATTATAAATTTCTCTCTGAATGTAATTTTCTGTAAGAGAAGTAATTGGTTCAAACAACATTTTCTTAACGTTTGACCCTATTTCAGATTGAAACGGTCTTTCGTAATGGTTTGTAAGAACCAAATTTCTAACAGAACGAATTACTGCCTTCTCGTTTATACTCATAACCAAATCTTGTTTAACAGGATGTATGTTAAACATTAGGTCTAAGTCCGAGTATATTATGTCTTTATTTTGCATGTATTATTTATTAGCCCCCGCTATAGTGTATACCAATAGCATCTGTGTGAGTACCTGTAGTTTTGTGATTCGGAGTATCTTCATTAATGCCGCCAGGAGCTTTATTATTTATGGAACCAGTCGCAATTATATTAACATTTTTACCCGAAATGGTGATATTTCCTCCAGAATCTATAGAAATAAAACTTCCAGTTCTATGAATTAAAGTAACCCTTTCCGCGTTTGGAGTATCGTCTAAATCCAAATAATGCCCAGATTCAGTTTGTATTGAAAATACATATGGATATTTCCCTCCATGAGACTTACCATATGGCGTTTGATCCATATTTTCGTTTCTAGCAGACCTGCTAATTGTTGGCTGATTTAATTCTCCGTCTCCAGGATATCTCGTTTGTCCAGAATGCAATGTTCTTGGTCTTTGTTTTATTTCTTCTTCTGTTGCTGGGTCTGCAAAACCTTTTTCCTTAGGATACCTTATTTCTGGTATATTTGGAATTACCCCCATATAAAACGGTACTTGCGCGTATTCTCCATCCATAAAAAACCCAAACAAAACTTCTCCTTCCTTTGGTACGTGAGAAATTTGGTATGCGTTTGCCGACATAACAGGTTGCGCCCATAATAAACCGTCAGAAGGAACGTTTGATTTATCGTCTTTATGCCAACCAAAAATTCTAACCCTAACCCTACCAACTTTCAAAGGGTCTTTACGGTCTTCTACTATACCAGTCCACCAAATAAACCCATCCATCCCAGGGAAATTTTTAGTTTTTTCCATGCATCACCACCATTTATAATTATCAGAACGGACCTGTATTATAACATTATTACTATTGTCAAAAGGTTTTAATCCTTGAACGTTAGTTCTCGCTTCTACTTGTCCACAATAAGCGTCTTTTACGCATTCTAAAACCGTTTCATAAACACCTTGATCAAACCTTTGTCTAACTGCAGAAACCAAATACCTACCCTTCAAAAACCTATCCAAAGGTTTTGTACCTTTTTCTTCTTTTGCTTGCGGAAAATGTACATAAATTATGTTACCAACGGCAATATATGGGTCTCCGGATATAAGCAATTTTAACCTATTGAAATTTATCAACCCCAATTGAGCAAATCTGTACGGGATGGTATTCTCAACAAAATTTTGAGGTATATTTGGCTGTCTTTCTTTTATATATGGATTATTTTTTTGGTTTGTCGTTGATGGAGCAATTTTTACTACTGGTTGATATTCGTTATGTTTTTTCTTAAATCTATCTTCTGCGTTACTAAGAATAGGGTTTTTATTATAGGTCTTATACATTTCAACTTTTTTTGCCAAATGATTATTAAAGTATTTTTCATAATCAAATACCTTTTCTTCGTGAGTTCTTCTTAAATAATCAATAGCAATAAGTTTATTTGAAACCATCCCGCTTTGCATCATATCCATTGCGTCGTGATTATCTACAATTTGATATGATATAATCTGCTCAAAGGGGTCGAAATCAAAATTCATATCTTCTTTTGGAGAAAGGTTCTTAGTACCATACCAATACCCAGAAGTGTTTTTACTTTTTTTGAACGGGCTTTTATATTCAAATTTAGGGATATTATTAAATATTGATAGTATGGATCTAAAATTCCAACCATACCTGTTCTTATAAAATAGGTATGTCGCACCACCTTCTGGACCACCATGAGAACCAGAACTATTATCAGCAATCGCCATAGTACATAACCAAGCAACAGCTTCAAGGGGTCTCATATTCGGAATTACTATATCATACTTACCAAAAGTGGGTTCAATATTAGCGTCTGGAAATTTATCTTTTGGAATTTTCAAAACATTTAAAGCGATATCTTTTACGATATCAGATATTCTCATTTGTTTATAAGATTTATTTAACTGCATCCGATTTGAAAGGAATTCTTCTTCGCAACAAAAATGTAATACGAAGGTTTCGTTAAATTCTCTTCCAGTTAAGTGCCTTCCTTGAGTTTTAAATATTCTAAACATCCCACGAAACCGTTTATTTTTATCTAAATTTCCGGGTTTGTCGAATTCCAAAAGTACAAACTCGTCGCCGCACCAAGAATAAGCGTTATGCAAACCACCAGAGTCGTTTAAAACTATATTACCAGAAGTGGCGTTAGAAAATATATCCTCAAAATAGTTAATTTCAACCAAAGTTGGTTTTAAGTCTATGATTTTATTTTCTGCAGATAAAATCTGACACTTATATAATTCTAAACCATTAAGTTGAGTTACTGCGTTATCTGTAATTTCTGCCATAATTATTGTTTAATCAATCGTTGAAATTCTTCTTGAGCCTTTCGTATGTAATTTTTATCTAAAATTTTAACGTTTCTTTTAGATTCATTTATTTCCATTTCTCTATCATAGATAGTTATTTCTGGGTATTTTTTTGAAACTTCATATATACTATAATTAGATTGCGAATTATAGATAAATATTTTCCCATTAGTTTCACTACTTTTTGCTGGTATAGTTATATTAAATAAACTGTTCGCAGAATCAATAGATTCAACTTTAGCAAAATTTGGTATAAACTCATTACCGATTAATATATCCCCAACATTTAATACGGAGCCAGCATTAAGTGTTAATTGGTAAGAATTTAATTCCGATTCCGCATAAATTGTATAAGGGGTTCCAGTAGAATAAGTATTGGTAAATTCTAGTTCTCTGTACGACTTTTCGTCAATAACATAATTTCTTTTAGATATCCCTTCGCTTGTAGTTATAGTAACTGTCTTTTGGTATCTATATATCGGGTCAGGGGTTGTTTGGGCGTATGCCAATCCAGTTTTGTTAACTATAGACCCTTGTTCTTTATATTTGTCTTCAATATATTTGTTGAAAGTATAATAATCTATTGGGAAATCCCAATTCGCATCAAAAATATTATTCGTGAATAGAATAACCCAGTGTAATTCTTCTTCTCCGTAATACTTGTGCGCTAAGTGTTCTGGTCTATCAGAATCCTTATACTTATAATTGTAATATATTCTTGGATCATTTAACCAAGATTCCCTAACCTTTGCTCTAACAAGCAGGTCTGTAACTATTTGTTTATTGTAAACAATACTAGGGTAAAAATAAAAGAAATTTGACATTTAGTAACCTGCTTCAATATCTTGCTTAGTCACAACCTGAGTCTCAGTAAAATGTAAAGACATTCTTGTTTGTATGGGCATACCATCTACGTGGGTTGACCAACCCGTTGGAGCGTAATCCACGTCATACCCAGTAAGAACGCAAGTGGAAACTTGATGTATTTTAGTGTTTCTAGAACCCCTGTGCATAAACTCTATATCAAAAGTTCCAGGAGCAATATAAAATAAACCATAATCTAATACTGCCTCCGGATGAGCATGAAACCTAAACGCTCTTATTATTTGCTGTACTGACTCTGCTTCTTTTGGACTTTTTGGGGTGAAGAAAAAATCGTATGAGAATTCTCGCAAACCAACTTGCCTAAAAAGAACCAACATTTGATCGTTTACAGTGACTCCACCAATTTTACCAAGGTTTTCCAAAAGGTTCATAGCGCCAGAAATACCTTGAACCAATTTACTGTTAGTTACCTTACTAAGATAACCAGAAAGGGTTTTATCCAAAGAATTTAACAAAGAAGCGCCCATTTGTCTAGCGGAAGTGTGTTCGTATTGTATTTGCGAACTATACGACATAGTATCTGGAATATAAAGCGAAATCGCTTGGGATATCCTTTGGGTTCTAATATGGTTTACAGCGCCAGCAGCAGAAGTTGGGTCTTTGATTGGAGTCCCGTCGCGTTCAACTTCCTTTATAGAATATCCGTTCGAAGTAATACCGATAGAACCAAGTAAACCACCAACTTCTGGCATACCTTCATAAGAATAAGAAGAAATTCCTGTTTTTCCGTCTTTTTCCCAATATTTACCCCAAACTGGAGCGTTCACGTAAAAATTTATATAATGCCCATGCATAAAATAATGTTCTATATCTTCTGGATATTTTAACGATATAAAGTCATACATACCAACATTTCTACTGGGAAACACACCCCCAGGACTAAACGCTTCTAAACCTTCTAGGATCAAAGTTTCTGGGTCTAAAGAAGCTAGAGGATTTGCAGCTAAAAATGAAGGCATTGCCATAAGAAATTCCTACGAATCTACTAAATAATATTATTTATATTGAACTTTAGATGTCTAATTACAAACAGGGTATTTATAAATTAAAGAATCCAGAAAAATATCATGGAGACCCTCATAACGTAATTTATCGCTCTTCCTGGGAGCTGAGAGTTTTTAAGTGGTTGGATAAAAACGAAAACGTTTTATCTTGGGGTTCTGAAGAATTGGTAATAAATTATATTTCTCCAGTAGACAACAGACAACACAGATACTTTCCAGATATATTAGCAAAAGTTAAAAAATTAGACGGTTCTATAGAAACTTATGTCATAGAAGTAAAACCTTATGCTCAAACTATAGAACCAAAAATAAAGAAAAGAGTAACCAAAACGTATATTAACGAAGTTTGTACTTGGGGAGTAAATTCTGCTAAATGGGCGGCAGCAAAAGAATATTGCAGACATAGGGGTTGGACGTTTAAACTTCTTACAGAAAAAGACATCTTTTAATATTCAATAAATAGTCCATGGACAATACAAAATATTCGGAATGGCATGTTGTTGAATTAAAAGGCAAAAAATATATTTTCAACCCGTTTTTTATGGGGGTTGGCGCTTGGGCAGAATTAACATTTACAAATTCTCCAGGAAGGTATGCAACAAACCAAGAAGAATTAAATGAAGCGTTCTTTAAACAAAGAAAATTACCTTCTATGTATGAGAGGTTTAAAAACGCTTCTCCAGCAGAAAGATCTGCTCTAGCGAGTCAATCGATGGGTTGGTTAAATTTAAAAGTAAAGGCTTTAAAATCTAACGCTCCAGAACTGGACAAAATAATAAAGAAAAAGGTTTTTTATCCGGGAGGAATGTTTTTCTTTTCTTATGACGCAAAATATAAAGATACATTGCCTTATTGGGATAAATTTCCCCTGATAATTTTATTAGAAAATAAAGGTTCGCATTTTCTTGGGGTGAATATACACTATTTACCCTATGAAGTTAGATCTTTGATTATAGCAGAAATAGCAAGCAAATCTCAATACATAAAAGAGAACGATATGTTAGTTTCTAATATAAGTTATGAGATCATTAAAAGGTCTAAAAATTATAAAGATTTAAAAGAATATTGTATTAAACTGTATCTTAAATCTAATGTTAAAAGTAGGATACTGCCAGTAGAAGCGCACGAATGGTTATTTGCCGCAAACCTACCAGTAGCAGATATGCAAAAACAATCAAATTCAAAAGTTTGGAAGAAATATAAAAGATGAGCGAAATAAAATATAACTCAGATATAAGAAATTTTCTTGAAACTTTCTCTAAAACGGAAGTAGCAAGACCCTGTAACTTTGACGTTATGATCACCCCAACAAATCCGGTTTTTGCTTTGGATTTGATGGCGGCTGCAGGTCTTGACGGAGAAGACCCAGCTTCTGCTTGGAAAAAAATGAAATTTCACTGCGAAGCGGCAGAATTACCATCAAGGACATTTTCTGCGGTTACGCAAAAGTTATACGGTCCAGAAATCCTACACCCAATACAAAATTCATATAACAAAATAAACCTAACTTTTATTTGCTCAGACAATATGATTGAACGTTGGATTTTTGAATATTGGATGAATTATATTTCAAACGCGTCTTTTTTCCCATTCCAAATAGGAATAGAAGACGTTGTTGGTCTATTTACTGACGGTCCAGTAGTAAACTACGATTTTAAATATAAAAATCAATACGAAGCATTTATATTAATCACGCAATATAACGTAAAAAACGACCCATCGTATTGGGTTGGTTTGTTTCACGCATTTCCAATATCTTTAAACGAAATGCCCCTTTCTTGGGAAAATGGTAACGCAATACATAAACTAACAGTAACTTTTGCATACACATACTACAACGCAGCAATTCCTTTAGGTGGATCTATACCATTCCCAGTATTTTAATCATGGAGTAAATTATGTTACCAAAAATCGAAAGTCCTTTGTATGAAACGACATTACCAATTTCAAATCAAACGGTTATGTTTAGACCTTTCCTAGTAAAAGAACAAAAAATTCTATTACTAGCAAAACAATCTGAAGACGCAGAATTCGCTTTAAATAATATTAAACAAATAATAAAAAATTGTTGTACCTCAGATATTGACGTTAACAAACTCAATCAAATAGACATAGAATACTTTTTCCTACAACTTAGAGCAAGGTCTATTGGAGAAATTGTAGAAACAAAATATAGATGCAATAATAAAATAGAAGAAAATATTTGCGGGAACTTAATGCCGGTTTCTATAAACCTATTAGAAGTTTCTGTAGACAAAAAAGAAAATAACGACATAATTCGATTAACGGATAGTGTTGGGTTTAAAATGAAATATCCTGATATTGCAGAATTGTCTAAATTGAATACTGAAATTACTGACGCCGTTACCCTAACATTAGAGGTAATTTATAACTCATTAGATTACATATTCGACGAACAAAATTTCTATTACAAAAACGAAACGCCAAAATCAGAGGTATTAGAATTTTTAGAATCTATGTCTATTGATCAATTTAAAAAGGTAGAAGAATTTTTCAGCAATTTACCAGTATTAAAAGAAACCCTAACGGTAAAATGTTCTAAATGTGGGTTTGTACACGATATTGATATTGTAGGTCTTGATAATTTTTTAGGGTAACTCTTTCTCATGATAATTTGGAAAACTATTATAAAACAAATTTTGCAATGATGCAACATCACAAATATAGTTTATCTGAACTAGAAAATATGATCCCGTGGGAAAGAGAAGTGTTTTTGAATTTATTATTACAACATATTAACGAAGAAAACGAAAAACTAAGTCAAAATAGGAACTAAAATGGCGTTACCAGCACTAAACAACAAAAATGCTATTGGGAATTTATCCTTAGACGATAAATCGCAAATATTAACGTCATTGGTTCAATCGGGAAAACTCCAATTAGTAAATTATGGAGCCATAAACCTCAATCAAAACGTTACTTCCAACGCTACTGCAACAAAAGAGAATTCTTCGAATTATTTTGGAGAAGCAATGGTAAGGGCATTGGAAAACATTAAAGGGCTTCTATTCGATTTAAACAATAACATTTTACGTTATATCGAAACGACATCAACGAGTCAACAAGTAACACAAAACCTTCTAGAATCAAAAGCAAAGGACATTGAAGTTACTAAAACCGCAGGTGGGATTGGGATAGGAAAAGAAAACCTAGAAAAATTCTATAAAATTTTTGAGTCCATGAATAATGGAATTCTAAAATTGTCCGAAGGTGTTGGTATAGGAGGAACGTTCGGAACTGGTAAAGGATTTTTGGGAAGTTTATTAGGGTCATTATTACCAAAACTTCTAAAAGGGTTTTTATTTGGTGCTGCCGGTGCTGGAATCTATAAAGCGATAGATTGGTTGGATGATAGAGAGATGAATAACTCTCCTTGGGAAAAGGCGAAGAAATTCGCAAAAGATACATTAGGTTTAGAGTTTGAAGAAGAGGGAGAAAACCAGGAACAAAGAACCGCAGAACAAACCGGAACAGGTACAACCCCAACAACAGGGACCCAAACAGAAACTCGCTCCCAACAAACTTCTCCAGGAGCAGGAACAACACCTACTGGAAGGTTAGTACAAGTTGCCGAAAAATTTGAGGGCATGACAGAAAAGGCAAACAAAAAAGAATTAGAAGCATTTTTTAAAACAAATTTGGGTTCTGGTTTTGGGATATCAGAAGCTTGGTGCGCAACATTCGTTAATTCTGTCTTATCTGCCAATGGATATAAAAAATCAAAATCAGTAAAAAGTGCAAAAAGTTTCTTAACTTATGGAGAAGCAGTAAATTTAAATGACGCGAAACCCGGAGACATAGCTGTATTTAATAGAGGTACAGATAAAAATAAGGGGCACGTCGGTTTTGTTGTTTCTTTAGACGGAAACATGATTACTATAATTGGAGGAAATCAAGGTACAAAAGGTGGCGGCGGAGTAACAAGATCTACAAGAAATACCAAAAAGAAAAATCACGAATTGGTCGCTATAAGAAGACCAACAGAAAAAGAAAGTGAGTCTGCATATAAAGAACCTAGTTTACCTCAAACACCCCAAACAACTCCAGTACAGCAAAATGAAACGCCAAAACTTGCAGATGATATCAAAAAGAAAGGTGTCACAGCACAACAACAAAATGTACCGTCAGAAATAGAAGAGGAAGAAGAACAAGAAGAAACTTCAGAAAAGGTCCAAGAAGACCCCTCGCTAAAAAAAGAAACTGCAACAAAAGAAACAGCAACACAATCAAACGAAAAGAAAGTTTTTGACTTTTTCGTTAGTAAAGGGTTTACAAAAGAACAAGCAGCAGGTATTACTGGAAGTTTAAAAATAGAAAGCCCCACCTTCAATCCCAACCAAAAACAAAAAGGTGGTGGTCCAGGGAGAGGTATCGCTCAATGGTCTGTTGATGGTCCTAGATTTAAAGAATTGAAAGCTAGAAAAGGTGATAAGTGGAACACCCTTAATGGACAATTAGAATATATCTACGAAGAAATAACAGGACAAACAAAACATAAAGAATACGGAAATGTTTATAAAGGCATAAAGTCTGCAAAATCCGCAAAAGAAGCAACTGAAATTTGGACGAAAGAATACGAAAAAGCTGGGAAAGAAAATATGACCCAAAGGATTTCCGCTGCAGAAGGAATTCTTAAAAAATATTCAATAGGTTCTACAGAAACAGAACTAGCTCAAGAAACCCCAAGTACTGGAGATGCAGCAAAGCCAAAAGGACAACAAACAGATACAGAAGAACAACCAAAAGAAAAAACTTTGGTCGATACTCTAAAAGACGCTTTTGGTTCTACTCTTGAAAATATTACAAAACCCGGAAATATTAAATCAGTGGTTGATGAGGGTTTATATCAAGGATTGTCTGCTATAGGAGAAGGATTCACTTTTGCTGGAGTTGAAGGTTTTGATAATTCTAGGTTAAGGAAACTCAAGAAACCAGAAGAAACTATTGACGAAAAAATAGTTAGAAAGGCTACTGATTCCTCCAGACCAGAAGAAACTATTGACGAAAAAATAGTTAGAAAGGCTACGGAGTTCTTCAGACCAGAAGAAAC